AATATGAAAAATGGAAAAATTAAAGCCTATAAGGGCTTTAATACCGACTTAACTTGCCGTGACTTCCAATACGAGGTAGGCAAAGAGTATGAGCAAAAGGGTGAAATAGAAGCGTGCAACAAGGGTTTTCACGCTTGCGAAACCCCAATGGATGTGTTCGAACATTACCTTATTGAAAAAGACGGACATATCGCACGCTTTTGCGAAGTAGAACAGAGTGGAATGATTGATAGAGAAGATGATAAAGTCGCCTCATCCAAAATTTCCATCAAGGCAGAGGTTAAATTCGCTGATTTCGTGAAATTGGCAGTAGACTTCGTCTTGGAAAAATGTAAGGTGGGAAAGGGGAATTCAGAAGACTTCGCCCAACTCGCATCATCAGGAAACTTCGCCAAATTCGCATCATCAGGATACTACGCGGTAGTAATGGCGGCTGGCTATAATTCACAAGCCAAAGCAAAGAAAGGCAGTTGGATAACGCTTGCCGAATGGGATAGTTTGGATGGGAACTTGACACCTGTTTGCGTAAAGACAGAACAGGTAGATGGAGAACGCATCAAGGAAGACACTTGGTATAAACTTATTAACGGACAATTCACGGAAATTTGGTAATCATGGAAATAGTTTTGACTTGTGGGGACAAGATAAACATCCCCGATGGCTGTAAGGCCGAGATAAAAGATGGCGTTATCACCATTGAGAAAAAGCCAAAATTTAAAGATGGAGATATATTCTTCAATAATGGTATTATTGGCATCTACAGGAATGGTGGTGGTGATAGAATTTTTTATCATTGTACCCTCATGGATGAGAGGTTATTCCTTGGTGAAAATAGACCGTCTTACTTCGGATGGGATAAAGATGCACGATTAGCAACAGTGGAAGAGAAACAGCTGCTTTTCGACAAGCTGACAGAACAAGGCCTGCGCTGGAACGTCGAAGAAAAGAAAGTTGAGAAAATTAGGTGGAGGGCAGAAAAGGGAAGCTTTTACTATCTCTTCACGACCGCATTTTATGTTGCAAAAGCGGAGGAAGACGGCAAAGAGGTTGCCAACCATAGGTATGCAGCCTACAATTACTTCCGCACCAAAGAGCAGGCAGAAAAGGCTGCGGAATTGGTTAAGGCTACACTGAAAAAATTTCACGAAGAAAATGGAAGTAATAAGTAACAAACTCGTTAGAGCACGCAAGCCCCATCATTGCGGCTTCTGCGGTTGTAAAATAGAAAAGGGCGCATTGTATAATCTACAATTTAATAAAGATGACGGCGATGTGTGGTCACACAGGGAACACCTTGAGTGTCTTGAGCTAACGTCAATCATAGAGTTTGGCGACTATGATGGAATAACTGAACAGCTTTTCTGCGAAGCCGTCCAAGATTACATCTACAAAAATCATTATGATGAAAATTTAGATGACATTTCGGAGGAATGGCAAAAGCTAAGCAGATATGAAGCTAGCAAAAGAATACTACAAGAACTTAACGAAGCAGGAGTTAAGCACTTGAAATTAAGAATTTGAGAGATGAATTAGACAAATATTTCAAAAGACAAACAAGATGAAAAAGATAATGTTCAACGATGAATATCTCCTCACGCAAGCAGTTTTGCGTGGGGAGAAGACAATGACAAAAAAGGTGGGATGAAAGATGAATAGGGAAAATATTATAGGGAGAGAATATGGAATGCTTAAAGTATTGTCTTTCGACCATAAGGATTGCAGAAGGCAGCTCTATTACAGATGTCTATGTAGGTGTGGTAATATTGTTATCGTAAGAACGAACTCTCTAACTTCAGGGAACACAAAATCATGTGGTTGCTTAATTAAAAGTAGAGAGAAAACTTATAGGCAGAAGAATAAAAGACTATATAGAATATGGCTCGGCATGAGGAACAGATGTAATAACCCAAACAATCCAAGTTACAATAGGTATGGAAGACGTGGTATCGCTGTTTGTTATGAATGGGATACTGATTTTGAAGAATTTTGCAAATGGTCTTTGTCGCATGGGTATAACAATTCTTTAAGTCTTGATAGAAAAGATAATAACTTAGGCTATAGCCCATCAAATTGTCGCTGGGCAACAGCACAAGAACAAGCAGACAACAAAAGAAGTAATATTCTTATTACAATCAACGGCATTACGATGGATTTACAACAATGGTGTAATCATTATTGTATCAATAGAAGCACTGTTAATACGAGGGTGAATGTATGCGGTTGGTCTTATATAGATGCTATTACAACCCCTATTAGGGCACATAAGCAATATAAGCAAAGGCACATGGGAAAGTAACCCCTATGTGTGGGTGTATGATTTTGAATTGATTAAGTAACGAAATGCCTGTGACTATTATATGAGCATGTTAAATAAAATAATCACCATTACGCTTGTGAATAGGCCTCTACAAGAAGAATATATCTATACAGAACCGCATAAACGCAAGAAGTCTAGGCAGGGTTCAACGTTTTGTGTAAATAAACGGAAGAGGCGGAATAGTAAACGTAGATAAGACACAGCGACAAAAAGGTTGTTAAACTGCTAGTAAAACGAATAAAATACATAATATGAGAATAAAAGAAATAAAATCACAAAATCGCCGAGATTTTCAGGCTATATATGAGTGTGAACATTGTGGTTATACAGTAAAAGGTTATGGATATGATGATGAGTTCTTCCACAGAGAAGTCATCCCTAATAAGGTATGCGGAAAATGCGGTAAGAAAGCGGGCGATGACTATATTCCACAGCCTACGAAATACCCTGATGGGATGGTAGTGTAATTTTGAATTGGATAAAATGGCACATTTACTACCACGCAAGATTAAAAAGGCTTGCAACTCCTATTTTGACGACATACCACTAAAAACGAAGTGGATGCGGTATGTATATAGTCAAGTTAAGGGGTTTGACTATATTGCTGGAACTGAATACTATTACACAAGACATAAAGCATTTATACACTATATGATCCTGACGTTGAGATAAATGATAGAAAAAATATGAAGAAGATAATAAAGGAGTGCGCAATATCCATCGCACTTATATACATCTGTTATAAGATAGGGATAGACCTACCTTTCATGGCATTCAGAATGGATGAGTAACAACAATCAAAATGACAACAATAGAAATAAACAAAGTCCACAGCGCACTTATGCGCGCGCATAGTATATTCTATGCTGATATGATCAGCAGAGCAATTCAAGACAACACTATTGACGAAGAAACGTTTGCTAATGGCATTGAGGAGATATATTGGGCATACAAGGAGGATAAAGATGAGTACATCCCAGAAGGGTGGGAGTACGTGTAGGACTTAATTTTAGAATTAATTTTAAATCAGTTATAATGAATATTATTCAGAAAGTGTCGTTTGACGGCAAAAACATTAACGAAGTGTTCCAGCTTCCTTGTGTGAAGTCTGTTAAAAAGGGAGAAAATGGTAGACCATACCTAAGTCTGTTCCCACATTACACAGAGGGAAGATTGACCGCCCAAGTTGGTGATGCCCTTATTCAATATGAAACGGGAATGTGGCAGGTATTTGGTAAGGCTGCACTAGAGCGTAAAGACAAATAAAATCTGCCTTTACCTTATTTTGCTCTGGTCTTAGATATTATCTTTATCTCTAAGGCCAGAGCTATGTTTAATGACATTCGATTTTCCAAGTTAACATAATCTGTTTTAAACCATTATGTTTCCCACACCAAGTAGGATATATGTGGGCGATACCCCGAAGTCACGAACAAGGTAAGACACATATTCCACTTTTAATATTCTTCGTTGAGGCTCCTTGCGTAATGTGCAAAGATTCCAATAGTTTATATTATACCTTTGTGCGAATGTATTCAACCCACGCATCTTCCTCTGCACTATGAGTACATCTATTGCGTGGAAGAACCTTTTTGTTATGGCCGCTCCTTCTGAAGATACATTAATCATTATCTTGTGTTTTTGTCCTCGCCTAGTAATTGCATTAGCATTACAACAAGTTTGTTTTTTATTTCCTGCATCACGTCGATTTGAGCTTGTTGACGGTCTATCTGATGCTGTAATTTCGATATTATTGAACGTTGGCTTTTTATTATATCGATGGCTTTTATATGATTTGACCTGAAATAGTCTTCCATATCCTCGTTCGTTGTGTAGTTGTTTATGGTAGGGTTCTCGCCAGATATTTGTGTGCTGTTTCCCATTATTGAGTTCGCACTTAACCCTCCTTTGGAATTTATTTTGTTCTTTGCCATATTTTTATATTAAGCTATTCCCATATTCTTTTGTAACACAGCCAATGACTAGGTCTATGTGTCGTATTGACGACTTCGGTATTTTGATAGGCGAATGAACCAAAGTGCCGTCTGGATAAGTTTCAGTGTTTGAGCTGTAAGCTAAGACATATTCGTCCCCTCCGTCTTGGAGCCGCTTAGTTATTCTAAACTCAGTTGTTTCTATACAATAGTTTCGCCCCCATATTAGAAGATTTGTGTCTTGTACTCGTTTTAATGCAAGTATTGAACCGCTAGGGTATTCGATCATGCTGTCTCCGTAATGACGAATGGCAGATGTTGCGTCATTAAACCAGTCCCCAGTATCGATGTATTCAGGGTAGCCGTTGTAGTCAAGGTTTGCCACCATAGAACTTGTGCCGCCAACTGTGGCTACATCGTCATAGAATGGGATTTTGTTGCACCGATCTGCAATTCCTGTATTCATAACAGTTGCATTCCCATGTATTGCGTTAGCAGAATTAGACCCAGAAGAGTTGATCGTATTCCTGTCCCTATTTAGCATCTCCCCACGCCCCTTGAACAACCAGTCCATGTTCAGTTCTGGATACCGCGAAGAAATAAGTTTTTTAGAACTATTCCTCATTCTAGCGTTGGTGTTCGCGACAAAAGCGTTCCCTACACCGATATTTTGCTCGAACTGAGAAACGCTAATGTCAAGATAGTCAATGAATTTGTTTAATCGTTCTTGTACTTCGTTCATTTTCTTAAAAAAGCTAAACGGCAAGATAATAATTAGATTAACATTAGATTAATCTAAAGTTTTTTTACTACCTTTGCACCATGATAATTAATATAACAGTACAAAGTTACAAAAAGTAATTGATTATAACAAGAATATGAAAGGAGAACAAAAAAAAATGACCCTTAGGGGCTATTACGAAAGTCTTCCTGACGCAACATGTCCGAAGACAGATTTCATTAACGAAATCGCATCAAGAACAGGAGTGACATCCTCCACAGTTAGAAATTGGATTTTCTACGGCATGAAGCCTGCCAATGAAAACCATATTGGTGTTCTTGTTGAAGTGACAGGAATACCAGCGGATAAGCTATGGGCAGAGGATTAGAGTTTTATGTTATTGAAGATGAGCTTTGGTGCAAGTCTGACGACGGCAAGAACCAAATCGTTGACGAAAACCAGACAGAACTCATCAAGAATATCATAAGTGAGATAAGGGAATGTTACCCTAGTGCTTACGATGCTCTCGCAAAAGAGTATGAGAGAAGTGCATTGAATATCTCTTATTACAGATTCTTAATAGTTAGGAGATTTTGCAAATGCAACTTCGGCAAGTTGGATGGTACAAGGGCCGATATAGACACTCATGGTAGATTTAACTTTGAAAAAGTTGAATGCCCCCTAAGAGGAGAGTGCAGATATGAGGGCGTTGTCTGTTCCCCTAAGTTCAACACTAAACTATCAGATGCAGAGTTAAGGGTGATGAAACTCATCTATCAGGGAGCGAGTAAGGATGAAATAGCAGAACAGCTTTACATTTCGCCTTACACTGTTAAGAACCACATCAAGTCTGTGTACTTGAAATTGGGTATACACGAAAAAGCAGAATTTATTCAGTATGCGAATAATCATAATTTGTTTAATTAAACACACTAAGAGCAATGAGTTTATTTAAGAAGCCTTCGGAGTTGGCTATTAACTCCACGATTAAGGTGCTTATCTATGGAGCACCAGGTATGGGAAAATCTACATTAGGACTATCTGCGCCAAGTCCCGTCTTGTTGGACTTTGATGGGGGTATACAGCGCGTCAATGGAGCTTTCCAAGTTCCAACGTTGCAAGTAGAAAAATGGGACGATGTTATTGCTGCCCTCAATGAAGACTTGTCCGAGTATAGGACAATCGTTATTGACACTGCAGGCAAGGCTTTGGACTTCATGTCTGCTTACATCATCAAGAATGAGCCTAAGCTGGCAAAGCGTGATGGTAGCCTTTCACTTCAAGGTTTTGGAGCAAGAAAGAATATGTTTATCAACTTCTTGAAGCAGGTGAGCATGATGGGTAAGAACCTTGTCTTTATCGCTCACGAACGTGAGGATAAGGACGGAGAACAGAAGATTGTTCGCCCAGAAATGG